GCGTGAATGGGCTTGTTATTATTATTTTATCAAATTTTTAGTAGATTGGGGGTAAGCCCTTTATACGACTTACCCCATAGTTCTACAAAACTATTAAACCTTATTGCTTTGGTTTATGAAGCAAATAGTAGTGTACCTGTTGCTGCTCCGTCAGTTACAGCTGCATCTGGATTCCACTTGCCTACGTTTACATACCAATAACCATCTCTTTCACATTTGAATTCGATAGTTGACCCATGAGACATAATGTTCGCAGAGTCATTTGTTGGGGTATATACTAAGCTTGTTTCATCTGCTGCCGATACATCATAAGTAATTAAATTACTTGATGATGTTGGAACAACACAACCAGTTTCCCATTTGTCAGTACCAGCACAATCAATTGTTAATGTAGCTGTTCCTCCTTTTGGGTCATCTTTAAAATTAAATACAACTACAGAGCCTGCTGTTGCTGCTGGCATTGTAGCCGTCACAGCACTCGCACCAGTATATGTAGGTGAATTAATTTCATTAACTACTAAAGTACATGCATTAGTTGAAACAGTTGGAGCTCCTACGCCTAGCCCAAAATAAGAACCAACTAAGCCATTAGCCCAACCTTCATTAAATGCAGCACTATTTTTATTTAACTTATCACTTCTCATTATAGGACTCCTTCTAGGTTGAACAACGCATGTGTTTCAGGAAGAGACACTTCAAGACCTGCTTCTGTAAGAATCATATCTTTTCGTAAATCTTCATCTGCTTGTTGCACATTTGTTGTGATTGAAGTGTCACGATTAACACCGTTACCAACCAATGGTCTATAAGATACGTGGTCTAAATCAACCATGCATAAGTATCCAGCAAAGTTGCTTCTAAATAGAGGCTCTTTTACAAGAGTCATATCTCCATGTATAGTGTCAACTTTTAATACTTTATGACCAAATGCTCCTTGCGAAGCTCCAAACATATATCTACTTGGATTATTAGCCCCTGCACCATTATCAAGAGATTCACTTATAAAGTTTCCATCTCCTAATTTATTGAAGTGAGACATAACAGGTAAAGACGCTAACGCTAATTTAGAAGAGCTTCCGCCCCTTGCAGGGTCAAAGATTACTTCAAAATCACCAAGTAAAGCATCATATGTTAATTGTCCTGGTGTGAAAGATTTTAAATACGGAGTATTTTCAGAGTAAGATAACTTAACAGTACCTTCTTTAGCTGTTCCTCCACCTTTAATTATACTTCCACATATACCATCAGTATACTGAACTCCACCTTGAGAACCTTTCATACCAAAAAGCATTCCTCTTTCAATATCAACTTTATGCTCTCTTAATTTAAGATTCCAAATTCGAGCCCATTCATCAGCATAACCACGATACACTGTAGCTCTTGCAGTATTACTCATTTCACAAGCTGTTTTAAAGATTTGGGTATACCCATATCCATTATCTAGCTCTTGAGACCATACGTCAGGAGCACCTGAGCCTTGCTCAAAAGATGTACCAATCACAGTAACTTTACCACCTGCATCAAGAGTAGTTGTAGAGCTATCTCCCGCTGAAGCTTGTATAGTTTTCACTGATAATGTTGTATCTGCAGAATTGTGACTTACAGATTCAATTCTTGCAGTTGCTGTTATGATTGCTTCTGAGTCATCGGTAGCGTTATCATCATTGTGATTTTGCTGTACGCTAATAACCATACCTTTTAACAACCAATCAACTGAAGCGTCTCCTTCTGTATCTACAGTTATGCTTGTTAAACTTCCTGGTGCTGCAAGTGTAGCGCCTGTTTTTAAAACAAAAGCCCTGTCAGTAATTGCAATCTTTGTTCGGTCTTCTAAAAACCTAAATTGCGAATCACTTGTTGGTACTTTTGCAACTTTTGACAAATATACGAAAAACGGAGATTCTTCTGGTGACAGTTCTGCGACCCTATCGCTAAAGTCATACAGTCTTCTTGAAGGTATAGTGCTATCAATGACTGCACCAGGAGTTCCAAATTTCACTTGTCCACTATTATAAGTAGCCATTATTATTATTCTCCTTAGTTATTAATTATAAAACGTTTTTTCGGCTACCAGCACCTACAATATTATCCCACATTTCATCCTTTCCACTTTTAGCTTGAGGTTGTTGACCTTGCAATATGCCACCAGGTGTTGGGGTTTCTTGCGTTTGTCTAACATTATCAAGTGGGTTATCTGTAACTGTGCCTTGGCCTTCGTTCATCATAGCACGCCACATTTTAACAGCACCTTCAACACCATACTCTGCAGGATTTTTAGCAGCGAAATTCATAAAAGAATCAACTTCAGCAGGAGTTAATCCTTGCTGTAAAAGGTTACCCTTTAATTGTTGAATTCCTTGATTCTTCATCATGCCAGCCATCCTTTGATTTACGGCTTGTCCAATACTGTCTTGTAGCTCTTGCTGTCTGAACTTATACGATTTAGATTTAGGGTCATTATAGGCTTCCCATGGGTCAAAATCATCTTTCTCTAATTCAATTCGTTGAGGACCAACATTTTGGGGTTGACCGCCTTGGACCATTGTTGCAACTGTTCGTGCAATGTCTGGTCTCGATTTTAGCAATTTCCCTATTGACTCAAACTTTTTTAGATTTTGATTTTCATTAGCAAGTTTATCCTTCTCTGATTGGAAATATTTTACTTGTTCTTCCAAATTCTGAGCAGAACCCTCGTTAACGTTTTGTCCTTCATCTTGCCCTACATTAGTGTTAGCTTGACCTTCCGCTGGAAGATTTCTTTCATTTAATGCGTCTGTCATTTTATTTCTCCTTTTGCGATTTCTGTTGTTTTAATTGAGCTTGACTGCCTACTCGCAATTTCTCTGACTCCAGTTTAACCGCATCTTTTAGTCTACCAATAGCAAGCTTATCTTCGGCCTTCTTATTAGAAGAGTCCTTATTAAGCTCTGCTTTGAATTTTTCTACCTCAGTACGTTTACGTGCCTGTATAGATTCTCTATGAGCAGTCTGTAAATCACCTGAGACTTTTTTAATTTGTTCTTGGGCTTGACCCAATGCTTGTTGTAATTGTGTAATTTGGTCTGTTCTTTGTAATACGCCCTCTTTGTCAAATATATCTGTTTTCTTAAGAGCCTCAACCTTATCAATAAGTCCTGATTGATAAGCCTGCATATATACCTCCCATTCTCCCCATTTATTTGATGGCATTGTTGAATTACCAATTACCCTAATATCAAATTGACCAACTGAAATTTCATTTTCAATTTCTTGCAATTCTTTTGATTTATCATCATATAATCTTTTGTTTACTGTATATTCATTTATATCATTATTGGGTTGTGAAATCCTAAATGTTTTTTGAAAATTATAATGAGATTTCGCTAAATTATATACAACCCTTCCAATTCTTTTTAAAGACCCTTCAACGTCTCTTAATTTCGACTTTGAACGTCTTTGACCAAAATCTTCCATCATCATTGTTGCTGAAGATGTTCTTGGTGCAGCCTCTGCATTTCCTTGCATCATTTCAAATATACCCATATTAAGGTCAATATACTTTTCAATCATCGCAGGTAGTTGCATAATTGAACTTGACAACGGTTGCGGTGAAGGAAAATGTGGTTCCCCAAAAGATGCATCATATTCGAGGGTGGCATTCGGATTAGACCAATCTCTTTCCAGTTCTTCAATATCCTGAACACTTCCTTGAGGTATAAGAAGTTTAAGTCCTGAACTAGCTTGTGCGTGCGATGTAATTAATGATATCGTCTTATTGAGGAACCTTTGAAAATCTTTGTTTTTTCTTACATCACTCATCGGATAAGGAGTGTTGGTCCATATATTTGGAACTGGTACAATTGGATATGTATCTGTATCTAATACTAAGTCATATAGAACTATTTGCCCTACCGAACATGTTTGCCTAATTCGTGTTTGCTGAACTTCAACAAAATCAATCATGCCTCTTTTTGTTGCATTTAAAAAATCTGGCTCTTGAGATAAAAGGTCAAAATCTTCTTTTGACACTATTTTTTCTTGATTGCTTCTCTTGTCAAGCATTCTATAATAAGGAACTTTTACTTTTGAATAATATTCAATTAATCTATATTTTTCACTTGAACCTTCATAATCATAATCTTTAACAACATCAGGAGTAAAAGACCCCATTGTTCTTTTATTTGTATTGCTTGGCCAATCTTCTTCCGAAACAGTTTCAATACTATCAATTAATGTTTTTTCCCCGCCTTCTTCAATTGGTTGTCCTAACTGAGGGTATGCATCAAGAAGTTGCATTTTGCTCATTATATTAGAAACCATCATTCCAGAAGCATCATCAAAATACCTGTCTCTTGAGTTAGGGTCAACATAAACTTTAAAAGGATTTAAATGTTTAAACTTTATTTCCCCACGACCATAATCAGCTTCTTTATCTATATAAGCATAAAAATAACCAAGACCTGTTACGGTGTAATCATGAACTGCTTGCTTAAACTGCTCATCTCCATCAGATAAATCCCATATATATTCAAGTATAATTTTCCAAACATTTGCAAGCTTAGTGTCAGAATCTTCTCTAGCTACAGCTGAAAATTTAGGAGGCTTTGATGTAATTATAGCTTTAAATTGCTCAATAGCAGAATACAACCTATCAATAGGTACTGCAGACTGATTACGAGAAGAAAGTTCATCTGCTTCATCTGCACTAAAATGATTGCCTAAATAAAAATCAATATCTTCACGAGCAGCAACATCCCAGTCCTCTCTTGCGTTGGACCAGCGGTCAAACATCTCACGAATCTCTTTTGCTCTAAAATCTTCCTTAATCACAGTGTATAATATAAGAATAAATTATGCTAATTAACAAATCTCCCTAAATCCTTCTTCCAGTCATCCAATCATACATCTTTCTTGGCTTTATCCAAGAACCATCTTTATCTTTCTCTTTTTTAGCTTTTCCAGACTTTGCATTTCCTTTGGCCCATTGTGTTGCCAGGTAAAAAGAGTCAATAACATCATCATGAGAACCTTTTGGAAAATCAAGCAATTCATCAATAAACTCATGATGTTGTTTTTTAAGATGAACAGCTCCAGCTTTAAACATAGGCTGCAATCCTTCAAACAATCTATCTTTCTTTTTAGAGTTGTAATTTTTAATTCCTTTTTCAATACCAGGCAAAAACAATCCTTCTTTTTTACTTCTTTTCATTATATAGTCACGAAGCATTTCTTGATATGCAATTGTTTCAATATTTATTCGTCTGATTGGCGAGTACTGTTTAGCGATTTTAAATATCTCATCGGCACATTCCATGGGTAAGACTCTTTTACGCCAATAGTCAATAACATAATAATCGTATTCAGCAGTAACGCCAAGCACCATAATAACGGAATAGTCACTATGGCTAGCAACAGTCGAGGCTGGGTCAACACCAATATATATATTAACGTATTCTTTGTCGCCGTTAGAAAATTGTATATACCATGAATCAGCTTCTTCGTCAAACCTAGTATTCCCCTGGTAAAGCCCATCATTTATATCCTCCTCACTAAAAATTTGGTCTTCAGGCGATTTTGCCTGATTCATATATTCTTGATAAAATTTTGCTGGTGTTCCAGAATCAATATAAAATTGTTTTCTTTCTTCAAGTTTTTTAATAGGCCACCTTGAGGGCCATATAGGTTTTCCATCTTCTAATGCTTTTCGTGTAAAAACATCCCAAGCATATTCTTCTCCAGTCTTTTTTGCTTCTTGAGAGCCTTTTACAAGTCCATTTAAAAAGCTATCGTAATGCACAATTGTACCATTACACCACAAAAAACCATCTTTATCAAAATCAATCGCAGGATATACTGCAGCAGTTACCCATTCTTTAATCTGTCTTCTTGAATCAGGAGTCTTTGTATTTAACTCTGATTCAAAATCATCAAGTATAATTCCAGTATAACGAGTAGATAATTGCTTTTTACCACGTAATCTTTGAGACGTTCCTTTTCCAATCATTCTGCATCCATTGGCTAATGTGAATTCGTCTTTTGTCCATTTGTCTCCTTGCAAATCTCCAAAGTAATAATGAATAGCAGGATTTGAATATATATGATTTGAAATCCAATTTAAGTTATCACGAGCTTGGTCTTGAGCCTCACCAATCCAAGCAATAAATTCGGGCCTGTCTTTTGTTGCAAATAAAAATCTATGAAGAACAGCTGTCGCAGCCAATGTTGATTTAGCATGGTCACGAGGCAAAACTAACGCTAATTGCTGTTTACTTTTGTCAATTAATAATTTCCCTACGTCAATATGAAAATCTGGTGTTGCACTTGCCAGAAAATCTTGTGGCGAAAACAACTTTCCAAACGTAATAAGGTTTGAATGAGCTAACTGTAACGCTTCTTCATTCTTTGATATATTACCGTTTAGATTTAAATTTGCCATTAAGGTTTTTTATATTTAGGAAATATAGTTGCCTTATTTTTTTCAATATCTTCTTTAAATCTAGTTTTATCCATAGATGTGTGTAATATTATATCATATATCTGTTCCCATTCAGGCTTAAAATATTGACTACCAATAGATGCTTTTATTAATTCATCTGCTAAACCACGTTCACCTTTAATTACATGAGGAAAAAGATAAGATGACAACATAATATCTGCTTGTTGTCGACTCCACTCTCTAGGGTCGTCAGATATAGCATCTATATAGTCAGGGTCAAATCCAACATTTCTTTTTGCACTTCTTTTAGAACTTTCAACCGCAGGGTCTGTAAAACCATATAAACCCTTAGCTGTTGAACCTACACTGCTACTACGAGTACGGTCTCCTCTTGATTCTAAGTCCGCTAAAAAATTATATAAAGGAGGACTATTTCCCATCATTAGCTCTGTAGTTAAAGAGTCTAATAATATTTTCATATATGGATTATCAAGTCTACTATTTTGAGGGTCAAATATATCTTCTTGTGTATTGCTTGCCATAAAAATTCCTATAATTATTTTTAAAATTAACCTAATAAACTTTCCATAAATGACTTCATTCCTCCACGTCCACCACCAATCCCACTACCAACACCCGCAAAACCTCCAGTTGAACTTGGATAATATAACCTTCTTGCAGCCTGACCTCCTGCTCCACCACCACCAGCATATTGAGCTTGACTAAATTCCTCTGGCCATAAATATTGTTCTAGATTTGAAAGATAAGCTTGTTGTGCCTGCTCTGCATATGGTATGTCAATTTCAATGTCTGGATGAGGTTGATTATAAATTTCGTCCCACATTCCATAAAATGGAGAGTCATATATTGAGTCACCCCCAGCCTGCTCTAAGAAATAATCTTCAAGAGTATAGTCAGAGGCATGTTCAGATTCATAAGAAGCAAAAATTTCTTGCCCTTCTGGCGTTTGTGAGAGCCAATCTGCAAGACCAGCCCAATCAAAATTCATTTGCTCTTCTGGGGACATACCTTGCAACGATTGATACATATTTTGCAAAGCTGTACCTTCCTCAAATTCATAAGGATATTCTCCCATAAAAATTTCCTGAACAAATTGCTCATAAGGCATGCCATATGCTGGGTAATCCTCTTCAAAAGTGCTTCCTTCTTCTTCTTGATACATAGCGTTCATCCATTCGTCCCAAGATAAATAGCCATAGCCCTCTAAATATGGGTCATCATAAACAACGTCTCCAGCACCACCTTCATAAAGTCCCATTTGCATCGCAAAATCTTCAACACTTGCTTGACTTGCATAATATGAGTCATCTTCGTCAATATCTCCATCTCCATCCCAATCAAAAGAGCCCCATTCATCATATTCTTCTGATGCAAAAGGAGATTCTTCATATCCAAGCCCCTCTTCTTGAGCTATATCGTATAAATAATCTTGATAATATTCACTAATATTTTCAGTCATATCCCAGCCAGCGCCAAATCCAGAGTCTGTTCCTACTCCAGTTGAACCATACCATGGAGCTGTATTTAAATTTTCATCCGAAATAACTGACTCCAACTCTTCCATAAAAGATTGAGGAACGCCTTGACTGTTTGCTATGTTTGCATCAAGAATATCAACAATCCCATCATTATTTAAATCATACTCTTGTCCTTCCCAACCATAAGTAAGATTCCAATTTTCCCAACCAAAACCTGGATTAAAACTAAAATCTTCCCCTAAATTGAGTCCACCTAAATCTAAGTCTGTTGCTGCAGGCTGGTCAAAGACCATTTCCCAATCTCCAGAGGCATTTTGTTGCCAACTCCAACCTTCTTGCCCTGTTGGTCTT